GCACCCCGACATCGAAAGTGATATAGATCGGGTCAGCCATAACAGGCTCGACTGTATGTACCTTAATTTTCGAGTTTTGAATCGTGTTTAATACGAGTCTTTTTTGAGCCGGTGTAAGATATGAAGTATACGACGAACCAGTAATCTGACGTGGTACTGCGAAGATATACGCGTTGTTAAAGTTGCAAGCGTCTGCGAACATTACTTGATTGAATAGAACGCGACTTTCTCTCGATGGATCCAATACACCATACTCATAAATTCTCTTCATGTATGAATTGACAAATGTGTCGTTATCAACTACTACTGCATCTTGTAAAATGTTATAAAAGTTAGTATTGACATATGTTGTGAAGTCATCTTGAGTTACCAGACGATATTGCGAACGGTATGCTTTAGGTGCATTCTTGCGGATTTGGTCTACTGTCTCTGGTTCGCTAGAATAGGTAGATGGGTATGCATTATCAAACAGCAATCCTGTGTAAAGGGAATCACTTAAAACCGAATTGGTTTGCAATGTGCTCGAAAGAATGCTTTGGTAATTTTTTGAATTAAAAGGAACTAATCTACCGTCACCCAACGCCAATGCTCCCACTTCTCCTTCTTGACCTAATGTCGACAAATATATGATAGCGATTTTATCACCGCTATTCAATTGAACGCCATTTACCCCATCACCAAATTTTAATTCATACCTTTCATTTTCATTAAAACGAATTTCGTATTTTTTCGAGTTGGTGTTTTCTAGGTACAAGGAAGGAGTTTGTTCCCATAATGTCCACTGAGTTGTTCCTGATTGCTGTACGTATACGTGGATGTTAAAATGATCAACCTTAGTACCTGAGTCTGTTATTAGATAAACAATTTCATTAGCTTCCCCTGTTGCCTCGATAGTAGGATGTTCTCTGAATTTGCCTTGATAGAGTAACTGCTGCACAGATGGCTCTTCAAGAAATTCGAACCCAGATACGCTTTTGACAAAGCTTACATCTTTGGTAAATGAGTAATGTATATCACCTACAACATTGATATATGAATATCTTGGAATGGTGTATGCGCCAACGGGAATTGATGGGTTTGCACTCAGACTAAATCCAAGATTGGCACTATGATAACCTTGAGGATTGTAATCATTTAGCTTGACAATTCTATTCATGTTTTCATAAATGTCTGCTTCTGAAAACATGCCTTCTGTGGATGTTCTATTAAGATAAAACAACAACGAGCCAAATGCCATTGAGATGAAATCATTCAGCACAGCAAGGTTTGATCCTTCATGGTTCTGTTGGGTGAATAATCCAGATTCGTTAAGACGTTTCTTAAAAAGGTCTTTTAGGGAAACTGGATCAAATGCTGCGTAGCTATCACTCTTTAGTGGTAAAATAGCATCTCTTTGGATAATATTACTCATTGTAGTTATTTATTGAAAAAGTAAACCCCATCTTGTGTTGAAATGGTACCAAATAAGGTTATTTCTTTACTAAGCATTCGGACCTGAAATATTATGGTGATTTCGAATTGACTCGCCTCGATATTTGGATAGATGGAAACTTTTACAAGTCGAACTAATGGACCTTTCGTGGAAGCATCGCTAAGGTCATCAATACTGTTTTTGATGTAATGGCCTATTTCAGACGCTACTCGATCTGTTATAGGCTCAAATGTGTATTTCTTAAGATTCAATCCAAAATTTGGATACAGGTAAAGATCCCCAGGAGCACATGTAAATAAGTTCTTCAAGTACTCAATCACAGCCTCTTCGTCTGTGGCGATAGCGATATCAACATCATTAACCATCGACTGATCAAAATATAATGGATTACCTACTTTGGATTGCATTAGATCCAGTTTGATATCCACGTACTTATTGGACTTACGAACTGCCAATTCAGTGCTGCTCGTTTTGCGATCAAGTTCACGAATTTCGTTTTTGATGTTAAAATTTAATGCCATTATAAATAATTACCATAATAGACTAAATACATATATGAACAAATTTGATCAGATTTACGAATCAGCGTTAAATCGCTTCCAACAACATGGAATCCTCGAGGGGGATGTTGTTAAATTAAAATCCAATTGGAAAAAAAATCCCTTTTTTAAAGATATGGGATCCAATGTGATTCAAAAGCTAGATGAGCTTGGTACGGATGGCAAACGCATTCGGGTTTCTTCTATTGCCACCAAGCACAGTGGCATGGGTATGATTCGTGACGGTGTCGTCTTTGCTGACATCGTAGAAGAAGAGATGCCAGGATTATGGTACAATCCGGTTACAGTACCAATTGATGTTCTTGAATTCGTTGCGAATCAGAACGACTCGTTCCAGGTGCCTGTGCAAGGTCAGCCTAAAGATAAGCCAACACAAGCACAGTACACCGATTACTGAACTTAGAGAGCAGTCATGAGTTCAAGATAACATGCAGTTGCATTGATTTCTTGATCCATAACTAAGCTATGTTGAAAGAGATACTTGCTGACGATCAGCATACTATCTCTTTTCTTTTTTTCGTCATTAATTTCATACGCAGCATTGAATAGCCCACGAAGTAGCACACCATAATCATTGTTAAAATCAATTGATTTTGTAATTACATATTCACGAATTTCTGCAATGTTTTTCTTTTCCTGAATCATCTCTAAAACGACATTTGAGATGGTCTTTGTGGTATCAGCCGCCTGCTTTGTTGTGATTTTACCACCGATAATGGAATGCTCAATGACTCCAATAATTGTCCGAATATCTGGATAATGCCTTTTGACAGTTAAACCGATAAAGTTTTTCTGGTCGGTGTCGAGCGTAATATTTTCTTGTGAGAGAATAGATACTATTCGAGACAATACACCCTTAATTGGTGGAGTAAGGTCAAACCTCTGACATCTTGATTGTAGCGGCTTGCTGATCTTTGCCAAGCTATTGCATGTCAAAATAAATCGACAATTATCACTATGGGTCTCCATGACATTTCTCAAAATGTCTTGAGCGGACGAACCACTCCCTTTGGAAGACATCCCATCTGCTTCATCAAGAATGACAACCTTAATACCATCACCCAAAGACACTGTAGATGCAAAATCTTGTACCTTATTGCGAATAGTATCAATGCCGTTTTCGTCTGACGCATTGATGTAAAGCCTGTCACAACCAAGTTCATTAACAATAATTTTTGATAATGAAGTCTTGCCAATGCCAGGAGGGCCTGCAAAAAGTAAATGAGGAATAGATCCATTTTGAATATATTCTTCAAACTTTTCGCGCACCCCATCTTCCAGCACAATATCAGCCAAACGCTTAGGTCGATATTTCTCGATAAAAAGATCAGTAAATGTCATAATTATTTTCCGCTTGAACCAAGACCATTTTCTCCTCTGGCAGACTCTGCAGCAACATCAACAAATGACATATCAGCTGAAATGATCGGATAAAAGACAATTTGTGCAATTCGATCCCCTGCTTTGATGTGATATCCTTTCGACGAAAGATTATACAATTTGACACCCAAGTCTCCTCTGTATTGATTGTCAATAATTCCAAAGTGTGGTTGAACTGAATGCTTAAACCCGAGACCTGATCTTGCTTCAATTCTGAACCAGAATCCATCTTGAATCTCTGCCAATTTTAATCCCACAGGAACTACCGCATTGCCTACTTCACATTGACTTTCGATTTCTCCGTCTTGTGTTTCGGTCAACGATACGGTTGTTGGCGGAATGAATGTATCTTCAACAGCTGTCAAATCATATCCAGAATCACCATTATCTCTGAGAGTATAAAAACCAAAAGCCCCTTCATCAATATTAAAAATTTGATCTGGTGTGTCCTTTAATGTACTGCCGTTGTTGCGCTTAGGCAATTGAGCATTTTGGTGTGTTTTAATGAATTTTGCTTTAATCATAATCAATTAATGTTAATGCCTGTATAGAAAGACTGAATTGGTTTTTCGTAGATAGCTGAATTGTCTTCATGTTCAAACACTTCAACCTTTTCTACCCAACAACGATCTCCGTATTTTTCTTTGATATATTCAGCAGATACATTATAGCAGTACTCCGCAATTCTTTCGGCCCCAACTCCATTCAGCATAATTCGAATATCCAAAGCACCCACTTCCGCGAGCACTAAGAATTGATCAATGCACGGGTCGTCTGCCGCAACGCAGGTGGTATGATCGAACATATGTTGCAGCTTTTCCTTCAGCGGTTTCAAACCACCAAAATCAACACACCAATTCTTCTCATCAAGCTTAGTTGCACCAAACCAGAATTTCGCTGTAAGCCGATAGCCATGAAGCTTGCAACAATGGCTATGTGTGGCACGCCATTGCCTAAACGCACAACTACCAAGCTCAATTACTTTTGTTGAAACAAATTTGTTAGTGTGGGGTGTATGCATATTAATGGGTGTTGGTGTTTTGATATTCTTGGAGAAGAATACGATCCGTGCGTCCATTTTGTTCAGAAATATTTGGGTGATTAATGTTAATTCTTGATGCTGACATTGCTTTCAGTACTGAGATGATTTCTCCGACTCGTTCTACTGGGATTTGATAGGTCCCATAACCTTGTACTATTACTGGTATCATATAGATTAATATAAAACGTGGTGTAAGTAAAATCAAATGGAAGACGCCGATATCGATAAATTTTTACAAAATTTCGAACTAGAACAAAAACCAGCACCTACTCAAAAACAGAACCAGCCGGTAAAAATTGACCCAGAAAATCTCGAGGAATATATTACAGGCAAACTAGATGAGATAGCGCAGATAAGCATTGACAGCATTGAAGAAGTCAAAGACATAGCAATTCAATCCAATGATGGCGAAACCATTTCAGCATTGGCTTCTCTGATTACCGCAGCATCGAAGCAATTAGAACTGATGAGCAAGTTTGCACTCCAAAGTCGCAAAATCAAGAATGCAGAATCTATGCAAGCAAAAGACCATGCCTTAAAAGAAAAATTGCTCGAGCGCAAACACGAGCAACAAAAAGAACTTTTGGGTAATAGCAATTCAGGAGGAATGCATATGCAACAAAATAACTTTTACATCAACGCATCAAGAGAAGAAATCATGCAACAACTTACGAGCGACATTAACTCAAAAGTCGAAAAACAACCCCTTACTATTGATTTGACGGAAGATTGAATTAGATATATCCTAATTCATATTTGCGTCTCAAATCTGGCCACGAATCCTCAAATGTAATTCTGTTTGCTGCGAAGGTAGCTAGGGTTGATAATGACACGGTAGTTCCTGAGGACAGTGCCGTGAATTTAATTGTTCCACCATTTGCGAATAGTAATGCCACCGTTTGGTTATTGAGTGCGTTATTAAGCAAAAATTGTGCACCACCAAATGCGGAGAATGTCGTAGTACCGGCAACGATAGTAGCGGTAGGTGCATTGAAGAGAACACCAATGATGTTAGAACCATAGAATGAAGCACCGCCAACTACATTGAATTGTGCTAAAGTATTAGCACCACTCGCAACGCGCGATGATACCGAGATATTAAAAGGTGTAGTAGCCGATGCAGGGGTTGCTTGAAAATTAAATAATGCCATGAATATACTTATGGTATAAAGGAGCAATTTTTGAATCCTTTTTTATTGTGTGTTAGTTGTCAAGAAATTTGTTTTTGGATCTTTTGCATATTGATTCCTAATCCTGCGTCCATTGGATGGTAGAATATATTCTTATGATTAGTGAACAAAGGTTCCAAATATCTCCAGTAGTGCTTGCTCATGTGAAAGTGTATTTCTTCATAAGATCGCCAATCGAAGGAATTATAAACCTTAAGTGCCCAAACACGACGATCTGGATGAGACATTACTTTGGTATCTTTACGATCAAAGCATTCTGATAATGTTATTGATTCATACGGTTCAATAGTTTCTAGCAAGTCAAGCAACCCATGCTTGGCTGATAGAACTTTACAGTTATGGTAATTCTGCAAACAATATGTCTTGAATGTATTAAAGAATGTCGAATCACTATACATTTCATTTACAGTACATTTATAATCCTTTTTACGTTTGGAGCATGCAATTATACCTAATGTCTTTCCGATGATCTTATTGCCTTTGGCTAAATTTTTCTGCAGTGGTTGTAGATTAGCTATATTCTCATCTCTCGCATATTCTCGTCTTTTTATTATACCATCATATCCTTGTTTTTGCTTTGATTTATTGATTATATTTTTAATCTTTTGAGGATTGTTCTTATAACGCTCTACCCACTTTTGTTGATATGCATCATAATGTCGTTTTGTATTTGCTTTGCAATACTGCGAATTTCGTCCAGGATTTTTCCAGTTAGTAATATTTCTTCTAGGTATTCCTGTTTGCCTCTCTGCTTCAAGTAACCCTTTCTCTGAACAAATTTTAAGAGCTTCAAAGGCTTGGTCCCTTGTATATTTCTTGAACGTAGTTTGATCTAAGAGATTATTGATTTCATCATCCGTCATTCTTATATTTATGTGTAGTCGACAATTTAAATCAACAAAAAAAGAGAGCTGAAATTTCTCTCAGCTCTCTTCGTGTTATTGTGTGTTAGGATCTAGATTAGAGATACACCGACTGATTAGCAGGGCTAAATGCAGTGCTGAGGCCAGATACAATCACCATGTGGTAGTAGAGATTTGCACCGAATAGATTGTCGACAACGCCGTAACGTGTTAACATCGCCACACGTGGTGTGAAGTTATTCGGATCAATTGCTCTTTGCACCATCACTGGGATGTAAGGGCAGTACACAATACCAGTGTCATAGAACTCAGGGCCTTTATAGCCGAGGAGTGCGTATTCCACTGTGTCTGTGCGGTAACCAACTTGGATCTGTCCTTCAAAGCGAGTATCACGATAAACGTTGAAACGACCACCAACGGAACCGACTTTAGCGATACCAGTTGGTTGTGTGTTTACATTGCCGTTAATCATGTAAGGCTTGAATTCTTTGAGCATTTCAAGAATCGTACACACACGTGGTGTGGCGATAATGAAATTTGCAGCACCTCTACGGTTACGAATAGCGATACGGTTGGCTTCAACAAGAACCTTGTTATAGAAGTCAACACCGCGCTCAGCTAACCAACGACCGTCAGCAGAAGCTGGAGACCATGTGGAGTAACCTGCACCGGCACCTGCTTTGAGACAGACTTTGATCATACGAATAACCATTTCGCGGTCGATTTCGGCTTGGATTTCATACGACATTGCATTCGTAAGTTCCGAGTCGATATCAATACCGTTCATGTTCTTAAGATCTTGTTCGAGCTCAAGTGTCCATTTGGATGCCAAACGACGTGTGCCTGCTTCGACTGCAGTCTTTTCGATGCTAAGGGAAATTTGTGGGAAATTACCTTGTGCTTCGAAAACACCCAGTGCTGCAGCAAGACCACGGTCAGCAGCAAGAATACCGGACGTACCAAGAATACCAACACCAAGATCGGAGCTAAGAGCAGACGATCCTGTATAGTTAGTATTGAGGAAGTTATAACCAATTTCATTGTTTGCCGAAACGGAAGGCCATTGTGCTGCGTTGGCAGTATTGGTTCCATCAAGGCCCTGGGTTCCGTCGTATTTATAACGAAGAGCCCATGCTAATCCGACCGGACCACCCATTGGCTGCACACCAACGATTTCGTTAGTGATGAGCTCAGGGAAAGTACGACGAATCATCGGGATAAGGATTTTTGGAAGACGCGCGTCACCAGGGGCATATGTGTCAGCATTGCCGAAGTTTGGTTGAGCACCGTTATTAACCCCCGCTCCGTAAACAAAAGAACTTTGTGTGGAGTT